GGACAAACTGATTTAGTTTTAGAAGGATGATTTATACTAGCAGCGCCCATTTTCCAATATTCATGGTTTCCTTGAAATGGATGGGTGTTTTTTAAAACTCTCTCTAACTGAATTTTTCTTTGAAAAGAACCATCACCAGACCATTGATGTTCTCCTGCATCTGATCTTAGTAATTGCAATTTTCTAGCAGTTTCTGAGTTTATCGTTTTTATATCTTCTGAACTATACGAAGAAATATCGTAAGTAGAATGCATTGGCGTTAAACCTAATGCTTTCGAAAGGGGATCATAAATATCCATGCTGTTGCTCCTTGTTAGCGATAGAGTCCATGGGATTGGGGGATCCGCGATGGACATTATTATTTAGTTGACTTTTGTCATTAAATAAGCTATTATATGATAATAAAGCGAATAAGTTTTATAAATAATGTTGGGCGCTGAAACAGTCCAACAAGACAATAATGTCAATATTAACAATACGGAGAATACAAATGGTAGATTTTTCTAAGCTTAAGGCTATGTCTGGTAAGAAGTCCCTCGAGTCTCTTACTGCCGAACTCACCAAGCTAAATGGTAATCAGGATTCAAAGAAGGGCGATGATCGCTTCTGGTATCCTGCAGTTGATAAGGCAGGCAACGGTTATGCCGTTATTCGCTTTCTCCCTGCTCCCGGTGACGAAGATGTCCCGTTCATCCGCATGTTTGAGCATGGCTTCAAGGGTCCGACTGGCTCTTGGTATATCGAAAATTCACTCACCACTATCGGCAAGCAGGATCCCGTTGGAGAGCTAAATACTCAGCTTTGGAACAGTGGTATTGAGTCCGATAAGGAAATTGCACGAAAGCAGAAGCGCAAGCTTAATTTTATCAGCAATGTTTACATCATCACTGATCAGCAGAATCCTGAGAATGAAGGTAAGGTGTTCTTGTTCAAGTATGGCAAGAAGCTTTTCGATAAGCTCAATGAGGCTATGAATCCTCAGTTTGCTGATGAGAAGCCTTTGAACCCATTCGATCTTTGGGATGGTGCTAACTTCAAGCTCAAGATCCGTAATGTCGAAGGATATCGTAACTACGATAAGTCTGAGTTTGCTGGCACTTCTCCTTTGTTTGGTAACGATGATGAAATGGAGAAGGTTTGGAAGAAGACCCATTCACTTCAGGCATTCCTTGCTCCTTCGAACTTCAAGTCATATGAAGAGCTTAAGGGCAAGCTGAATAAGGTTCTTGGTATTGATGGTTCAACTCTCGGTGTTACCCCTGCTGCGGCACGTGCCAAGGCAGCTACGGTTTCTACTGCAGAGGATGAAGATCTTCCTTGGTCTGCACCAGCAGCTGCTGCACCTTCTTTGAAGAAGGCAGCACCTAAGTTTGATGACGACGAAGACGATGAGACTATGTCGTACTTCCAGAAGATTGCTAACGAATAGAACTTAAGGGGAGCTTAATCGCTCCCCTTTTTTTATTGTCCCATGCTCTTCATTTTTTCCTGTCCGCGAGAATATGCGGCTACACCAAGAATGGCGCCCATTGATAGGTGAATCATTCCACCATTGCTTAGAGTTAATGACTGCCAAGCAACGTATGGAAGTTTGGTGATTAATGGTAAAAACATTGATAGAATTGGAAATGCAATGAAGTCACAGAAACACATTAACATATAGAGCCAGCCCATTGCTGGTCTCCAATATGCTTTCATCCAATGTTCATCTTGTTTTTCTAATTGATTCTCAACAATCTCTTTATCAAGAGAAACATCTGCCAATCCAACAGAAGCTTGCGCCTGTGCAGTTGCTTGGACAGATGCCATTTGCACAGTTTGTTGTGCCATGACAGAAGATTGTCCATTATTGTTATTGTTATTAATATCAACAACAGTGACGCTTGGTGCAGCTGCAACTGGTGCAGGCGCAGGTGGTGGAGTAGGAATTGTAGGTGTAGCGACAGGAACTGTGTCTTCATCACTCACGATTGATTTACCGAATTTAGCCATTTTATTATTCCTTATTATGCGGCAGCAGTTAAATAATGTCCTAATAATACTGTCGATGGTAACGACATTAGTGCAGATTGTTCTGATACTTTATCTTTATCAGATGATACAGCTGGTTGTTTATTACTTCTAGCTGATGGTGTTACTGTGCTCTGTTGAGTTGATGGACCATTTGTTGAAGTAACAATATTACTTGGTCTGCGTGGTGGTGGCGGAGGTGCAGTTTTTGGTTCATTAACAGGCATCGGAGCTGGGGCAACAGGAGCAGGTGGTGGAGCTGAAGCAACAGGAGTTGCAGCAGGAGCAGGTGGTGGAGCTGAAGCAACAGGAGTTGCAGCAGGAGCAGGTGGAGCTGCTTGTGGTGCAGGTGCTGGAACAGCTGCTGGTGGAGTTGCAGAAGTTGTTGGTGTTTGTGCTGGCGCTTGGCTACTTGCAGTAACTGGTGGTGCTGCTTGAGTTTTTGGTTGTTGTTGAGCACCATTACCACCAGTTGCAGCACCGCCTTGTACTTCACCTGACATAAAACCAGTACGAGAAATATTCACACTACCTTGTTCAGATTTAGCAATAGAAAAATGCATCGGATCTTTAACAGATCTCCAATTCATACCCCATCCAAGACCATATTTTGCGGCTATCGCAGCAGTCTGTGGTGGTAGATCTGTTCTTGTTGAACCATTTGGATTAGATCCTGGATTAATATCAATCGCAGCACCAAGAGCATGATAGCTCTTTACCGATGGATTATTAACATTTGCTCTGTTTGCATATCCACCAATGCTGTTAATTTTATAACCAGTAGCTTCAAGTTCATTAATAAATCCTTGGAAATTAGCAGCATAAGCTCTATTAACTTTTGCTTTTCTACCAGAAGAAGTAGTAATGTCAACTAAATCTAAATTAACTTGTTCGCCTTGATCAGTTCCTGCATTGACAGTAGGTGTTGCAACAGAACTTAAATCTGCACCACCATTACTAAATGATTCGGAACTAGCTCCATTGATCAATAATTCAGTTGTTCTGAGTATCATCTCATTTGCGGTAAATGTTATTTCTTTACCTTCAAAACTTAATATGTCGCCAGAATAAACTTTGCTACCGTCTTTATTAACTTCAGTTGGTTTCGCATCATTTGGTTTTTTAGGATCTTCACCAGCTATGTAATCATAACCTGTTCTGGCAATAGATTCACCTGCCATTGATCCACCAATGCCACCAGCAACACCACCAATGATACCACCGAGCGGAATTGTTAGCCAAGCAAACGGACCACCAGCAGCACCAATAGTAGCACCAAGAATAGCGCCAGATTCTGCACCAGCCCATCCACCAACAGCAGAACCTGCACCAACTGCAGTTGCTTTACCTAGATTACCGCTCTGTTGATATTCTTCATAACCTGCAAGTGCACCACCAGCGCCCGCCATGGCTGCACCACCAAGTCGACTGAATTTAGCCATTTTAGAAGCACCAGTAGATTCAACAGGAGGACCAACTGGCTTACCAGCTTTTGGAACACCTGTCGCTGTTTCTTCAGTGACCATCTTACCCATTTTACCATCAGGTTTGACCTCATGATATCTTTGAGTTTTTTCATTATATTTGAATCCTGGTTTCGTCTTTACAGTTTTTGGCTTGCCTTTACCTTCACCAACTTCCTTTGGTTTTATCTTTTCCTTTTCAGGAATATTTGGCATGCTCATATCATCAAGAAGGTTTTCAAAGAAACCTTTCTGATATGATTTCATATCATGAATAGCGTTGATCAATTCACCAAGAATAACATTCTGTTGTGTTTGTATTTCAGCGATATTAACCAAAACACTGTTTGTTATTTTAACAGATTCACTGAGCGTATCAACAGAATCAGAAATTGCACTAGGCTTGTTTACCTTCTTAGCGGTTCTTGATTTTGTATTAGTTTTATATGTCTCAGGAAATGCTTTCTTGAGATTTTTTTTAGGTTGATTAGCCGATGTTTCTCTTTTAACAAGATAATCTGTTAATCCGTTGATAATACCCATATTATCTGTGTCCTCTCATTGCAGCAATACCAACTGCAGCAGCAAGAAGACCCATAGCTGCAGCGATTGGTAGATATGGATGTTTGTTGGCTGCATTAGACATCATATCTCCACCAGGAGCAACTGTCTTTGGCGTTTCATGGTCTAGACGGTTATTTTTCTTACTTGTTTTTTGATATTTTTCACGTTCACCAGCTTGTTCTCGGTATGCTCCAGAACCTCTTCCAGGATTTGGAGGCACACCAAGTGATGATGGTGGTATCATTCCCATAGCAAGAGCGCCAGCAGAATACTTTGGTTTTGATTCTTCTAACTTAGCAGTTTGTATCGCTGCTTCCATCTTAGCATTTCCAAGAGCTAATGGATTAGTTGTTTTAGCTGCATTAGATCTTGCTTCTTCGATATATTTTGCTCTTGTATCTTCTTCAACATTTTTAGATTGTTCTTGCGCTTCAATATCAGCTCGTGCAATAAAATGTGTATTACGTCCTTCACGAACCCACTGACCTTCACGACCCTTATAATCTTTTTGCCACACTCTATTGGCTGCAGCTCTTTCACCATCTTTTTCGACAATGTTACCACGACCACCACCAACAGAGTCAGCATGACGTTGAGCCATTTCAGCTTCACCACTACCGCGACCAGAACCAACTGCAGGTTTAGCAGTCGCTGTTGCTGCTGGTGCTGGTGTTGTTGCAGCAGCTACAGGAACTGGAGCTGTAGCTGCTGTTGAAGTAGAGAAAGTTTCGAAATTACCAGCCATACCAGCGCGAGCTTGCATTGCTGCAGCCGCATATTTTGGTTTTTCGAAATCGCCGACAAAATATCTTGCTGCTTCTTGACCAGAACCAACTTGTCTTTTTAAATATTTTTTAGTTTCTGGTTCTGTTAGAGCATAATCAATTTGACCTTTCCAATTTTTATTCCAATCTGGTCCAGCTGCTCTTTTCATTGCTGCAAAACGTTCATTATGGTGTTGGAACAAACCACCGCTCGTTCCATTATCGCCAATAGAAGAACTATTGAAATTTGATTCTGCCTGTACGTTAGCAAGCATACCAACAGCGTGTTCATGATCAACACCCTTTGAACGTAGGTAGCTATACATTTCTTGTGGATTAACTGCTGATCTTCCTAACTTAAGTGGTTGTCCGCCGCCAGCGCCCATGCCTGCAAATGAAGGACCAGTAGTTCCAGCTCCAGTGTTTCCAGTAAATGCTGGATTGCCAAGGTTTCTTGATCTATCAGGAGCAGCTGTTCCGCCTGGAGTATTAACAACACCACTTTGTTGTGGTCCAGGACCATTACCTAATGCATTTGGACCACCAGTTCCAGGTGCTGCTGGCGTAGGTGCAGCAGGTGCGCCTGCTTGTTGGTTATTCTGTGGTGCTGTTTTCGATTCAATTTTTAATGTTTGAACATCGAATGTGAGTTTATCAGCAATGAATTTTAATTCATCACCTTTAAATGTCAATGTATTTTTTGATTGGACCTTTGCTGCAGCGGCAGCAGTAACAGCGGCAGTTTGTTTTGTTCCGTTTGTTTTTGTTCCTGCATCGTTTTTTGCTGCTTCTGCACGTGCAGTCATTTCAGCTACTAATGCTGCTGTATCTTTACCTTCGCTACCAGGAGCAACGCTAAGAGTAGTTTTTGGTTGTAAACTTGCTGCATCGTCTTGTTTTCCACCAGACCACCAATCACCAATAACTTTTGTCATTGGTTGACTCATAATATCATCTGCAGGAGGATTTAATTTATTTTCAATATCTTCTTTGGTAAGATTGTTTATGTCAGCCATAACAGACATAATATTCATTGTCTTGGCAATGTTACCTACTTTACCATAGATATTTTTTAAATTTAAACTACTTTTTATATTAGGTAAATTGCCCCCACCACCGCCACCAGTTTTGTTCTTGATTGCTTGTACAACTTCTTCAAGTAGTACAAGTGATCTTTCCTGGAGTACAATCTGATCTTTTAGAATGACGTTATTATCACGTAACAAATCTTCGACGTTTTCAAACGTCATTCTAAGTTCTTGGGCATTTCTTTTATATTCAGAAGATTCTTTGTCAGTGTCTACTGAGGCACGAGTTTTTCTCTGTTTCTTTCCGCCAGCAAATGTTTCTGGAAAAACATCTTCCATTTTTGGTTCTGTTGCAGCAGAAGGAGCAGGTTCGAAAACAACAGCAATTTTATCGCTTACTGGCTTGCCAGCTTCGTCTACGATCTTACCATCTTTGGTATAATAGTATTTGGTA